CGACAAACGGAATGTGGGCTGGACAAAGCAAGCACCTTTCAATGTCATCATCTTTAACCATGTGGTCATTTTGTCCTTTCGTGGCCTTTTTATTCTATCTCACTTCGACAATTCCCGCCTGATCTCTTCCAGCTTCGGGAGAGCCTTGGACCTCTCTTCCGGGCTCCGGCTGTTCCAGAAGTGGCGGAAGATTGTCGGCCCGATTTTCTTCTTTTCTTCCTGATTCGCTTTCTCCCATATCCGAAGGGATTCTGTCAAGCTCAAATGGCCAACGGTTTGCTCCAGGGGTTCGTTGGTGATCCGGCGCTGGAACTTCTTTACATCGGAAGATTGCAGCTTCCCCGCCTTCACGGCGGATGCCACTGAATCCATGATCGGCTTGGTGGGCGCCCCGGACCTCTGGGCATCCAGGAACTCTTTGGACTTCTGCTTCAGGAGCTTGTACCGCTCAAACTCCGCCTTGCTTCGTCCCCCTGTGGGGAGCTTCTCCGCGGCGATCTCCGTGGCAAGTTGTTGGGCCGGAGACTTCTCAATCCAGTAAGGGGCCTTGGTCCCCCCGAGGAACCCGGTGATCGACCGCGCCGTACCCTGCCCCTCTTCGCTCATTCTCTGCCAGGTGGAGAAAGAGAAGGGCAATGGGACCAGGTGAATCATATCGTCGATCCTCTGATTCAAAACATTGTCATCCGGGTCATGGACTTTGACCCCATAAAAATCTTTGTTGTTCAGGACCTCTCCCAGCCGACCAATCCACCCAGACATCGAGCTCGTCACATATTTGATCGGAGAATGGGCGACATGGAACAGATCCCGCATGTAGGTCGGAAGGGAGATCCGGTCTCCCTGCTCGTTGATCTTGGGGTAAACCATATCCTTCCACTCTTCCGGTCCCTTCCCGGTGAAGGCATACTGAGCGATCGAGGCGAGCGCCGTGGTGGTGGCCAGGAGGCCCCAGGACCAGGCCATTTCCTGTGTCAGCTTCGGCATCCGTCCTTCTCGAAGAGCGTTGACCAGCTCCGCCGATTGCCCGGTGATCGCATTACCGTAAGCCCGGATGTTTCCCATCTTCCAGGTGACTGAACGGGTAAGCATCTGAAGGGAGGTCTTGAAATTCCGGTCCCAGAAGAGGTTATCGAAATTCATCTCTCCAAACCGGTTCTCCACAAAATCCCACACACTCCGGGCCAGCTCTCCCCGGGTCGTCTTGCCCGCATCGATGTCCGCCCTCTTGGCCGACAGTTCATTCGAGAATTCCTTCATGAAGAGGCCCCATTTCAACTTGGGGATGTAGTTCTCGAAGAGGGGCTTCATCATCATTTCGTTCAAAGCGGGGATGGACCGGAGGCCAGCTCCGATGTAATTCTTTGACTTTAGATTTGCCTGAAAGGTCTTCAGGGAGTTTATCCGGTAATCCTCGTGCATCCCCAGCTTTCCGCCGGCGCCGAAGAGGTCATCGATCATCTCCGCCGCCCCGGGGTACTTCTGGATGAAGTCCTGCCCCTTGACGGTCTGTAGGAATTCTTGGGGGTTGGCAAAATATTTCATGGCCGCGCCCCCCTCCTTGGCCATCTTGATGGCCGCCAAGGGAGCCTTGAGCATGTCCACCAGGCCCTCTTCGACCTTTCCTTGATTCCACACCTTCCTCAATCCAAGGCCGAATTGCGAGGACACCGCCTCCAGGGTTTCAAAAGCGAAGTGGAAAGGAGAAAGGCTCAACTCCATCGCCGTGCTGACGTTTTTCCAGAACATGAGGCCGGAGCCGATCGGGGATTCCCGGAGGTAATCCCGGCCAAGGTAATTGTTCAGGAGGCGGGCCGCGTTCTCTTCGACGTACCATTCCCCGGCCTGCACCATCCCAAAGTCTCTCCCCTTTCTCTCCGCGGTGACGGTGCGCTCCGGGAATTCCATCTTGAGGTCCACCGGGCGTTCTTTGGCCGGGAAGAAGACTTTGGCTATTTTGTCGTTCAGCTTGGAGAATCCCGTGGGAGCCTGCTCGCCCTTCCTCACGAATACTCGAGCCCCGATGTCCTTCAGACCGCTCCACATCTCCTGAGTGGATATGAATTTCAGGGCGTCCCGGTAGTGCATCTCCATGAGCTCCATCGGATTATAGGAGAAAGGTATTCCGCCCGCCTTAATGCCTTCAGAAAGGGTCGGATAAATCATTTGTTTGAAATATCCCTTCGAACCCTCAAGGTTTCTTCTACTGAGCCAATGCTTGAATTCCTCTTCGGTACGTCCAGGGATTACCTTCCACATCAGCCGTAAATGGTTCTCGATCCAATTCATGTCCGGCTTGTATTTTCGGTACTGCTCCCCGATATCCCGGTCCAGGTCCCGGATGAACTGGTCCATTTGCTGAAGCCGGGGGGTCTCCTGGGGAGTCCCGGTTTTGACGTTATCGATGAATTTAATCAGATCCGCTTGAGGCATCGCGGCAAATTCCTTGGTCATGTTCTGATTGACGCGATCGACCATGAATTCGGAAATCTTCCGCTCCATGTATCCCTTGCGGTCCATGATCAGGTCCAGGATCTTCGTGGGGACCCCGTGCCGGGGAACAGCGGCATGGACGATGCCCGAGATCGTCTTCCCGAGGCCCTCCTTAAATTGGTAGGCCTTGGGGATGATATCCTCATCTTTGAATCTTTTGGCCGTGTCTCCGGCAACCGATTGGAGGTTGGGGAAATTCTGGGCTACATCCTGCAGGGTGTGGGGTTGGCCTCCAAGGGTTATGGTGGGCTCTGCCATTGGTCCAGGGCCTTTTCTCAGGTGCTCTTGAGCCTTGGAGATGGTGCTACGGAGCTGCTCATCGGTCAGGTCTTTTGCCCATTTCCCCCCGGACAGCTTGTAAATCGCATCCCGGAGGAGAGCGTAGAACTTTTCGAGCATCGAGGGATTCGTGTGATTCTCAGCCATGAGGGCAATCTTTTCCCACGCCGCCGTCCCCCTCCCTTCGGCGGTATCCAGGTCGAGGCCCCATCTTTTAGCGATATCGGCCATCCCGCTTTTTCCGGAGGAATTGAAAACTCGTTTAAGAAATTTTCCCAACTCCGCATCGGTGAGCATGGCATCAAGGGCGTAGTGGCCCAGCATCTCGTGGCGGATAACTTCGCCCACCCGCCTCAGGTCCCCCATCCGGCTAGAGATGACGTAGATGGTTTTCCCGTCCCTGGAGTACATGGCCTCGGTCGAAGGGCCTGCCGCTTCTCTCGCCCCCGGAGGAAGCTCCGCAATACTGTCGATGATCTTCACCGCGGGGGCACCCTTCAGCCCCTTCAATTCCTGATCGACTGCGCCCTGAATTTGGTTTCTCCATTCTGCCAGTTCTGGTCTGGGTCCTTCGGTCCCTTCTCCCTGCGATAAGAGCGTCCCTTGCGCCTTCTTCTCCCCGGGAAACAAGCCCTGGTCGGTCATGCGCTCGGCCTTGCCCTTGGTCTTCGCTTCCCCTCGGGCTTTGGCCTCTTCCGCGAAAGAACGCATGATCTGATTGAACTGCTCAGGGTTGGTTTCGGAGAGCTTCTGTAGCCGGGCTATTTCCGGATCGGAGACGCCGAAGGCCTTCAGGGATTTGATCTCCTGGGCGTTGAGCTCTCGTGCTTGGGGCTTCAGGGGCATTTCGGAACGGAGAGTCATAACAGCCTGAGTTTTCGCAATTTTAGAAAGGCTTATTTCCTCCGCCGATTGCGTTCTGGCGATTGCGTTGTAGACCTTCTCCGCTTTTTTCAAAGCCTCCTGATCCCATTCGGACTTTCTGCCACCAGAATCAACAACCCTTCCCTGAAGAGAAATATCTTCTGCGCTTCCTCCCCAACGGAAAAAGGCGAGTGTCCTATCTTCCTTCCCCTGCGTGAAGTGGTTGTAGAGTCGCTGGAGATTGTCAGTTACTTCTCTTCCCCAATTTTTTAACCGCTCAGAAGTGGAATAAACCCCCGTTGCTCGATCATGGATTCCAAGCGCGTCAAGGGCCTTCTCTGCTTCTCCTTTTGCCAGCCCACTTCCTTTGATTGCGGCTTCTCTCCACTTCGAAAGGTCTACGCGGTCGATCCGGTCTCTATCCCCATAGAGCATTCGAAGTTGAGATAATTCATCCGGAGAGATTTTACTTGCAGGGGGTTCGACGCCCATCTTTTGATATTCTTCGGGGAAGAGGGGAGCCTTACTGACCGCATCCCACCCGTATTTTTTAGTAAGGGTATCCTCAAGGTCATCGATCCTCTTTTGCGCTTCTTCGCTCGTTTTCGGCTTTGAAACCTCCTTGGGTCCCTCAGATCGGAGGAAACCGAAGGCCTCTTTCTGCTTTTCTTCTTCGGTCTCTACGGCTTTGTCCAGCTTCTCTTTCTCTCCCCTGGCCGGAGGCTCAATCCCGGGAATCTCCGGTCCCCGCACCTGCTTCACCAGCTCGGGGTCGCTGTACCACTTCGACCAGCGGACGATCTGGTTCTGGATGTCCTTGACCTTCTTTTGAACTCCCTGGGGATCCTGGATGTCCACCCCGTATTTCTTTGCTATCTCCGGCCGCTTGCTGGCTCCCCTGATTGCGTTGAGCTGCTCGCGGAGGCTTTTGACGATCTCGGACACCCGAGCAGCGTCATTCTCTGCCTGGAGGATGGCCTTGTCGTTGAACTTGAAAAGCCCACCCTGCTCCTGTGGGACTCCTGCACCCTCGGGGGCCAACTTCAAGGCATTCATGAAGGACTCGATCAGGAGGGGGTCGGCCTTCGGGTTCTTGAGAGAGTACGCTACCCCCGCGTTTTGGAGGGATTCGTCTTTCGGAGCTGTGGCCGATATAGCTTCAGCGGCATCCGACGTGATTTTTCGATTTCGGAATAGGGTATAGGTCCCATCCGTAGCGAACTTGCCAATGGCGAAACCTTTTCCCGCAAGACCTCGTTTGCGGGCGTCTGCTTCGTCGTATCCGTCGGTGAGCCGGAAGTATTCTGCGTGGTCATAGACCGTCCCCTTTCCATCAAGGATGTTTGCCTCGGCGGCCTTCTGCCGGGCGTCCTGCATGGTGAACCCGTCCACTTCGCGGACGACCTGAGCGTTGAGGGTGGTGTCCGGGTTGATGCTCTTGGCATGGGCAACCCTGTGATGCCCGTTGGCCACGAAAAGAGTGCCGTCCTTTCGCTCCCAGAGAAGGACCAGGCCGGCCGCCGCTTCGTTCCATTCCCCTTCCAGGGGTTTTTGGACCCCCTGCTCATCCACGTCCTTCTTGAATTGGAGGCCCTTAACGTCCGTCTGGACGTCCCCGGCGCGAACCTGGCGGATAGGGATCTTCCGGGTATCCGCTGCCCCGGCCATCGGCTTCCCGGGTTCATCCGGGCCCGTGTTCGGTTTATCTCCCACCGGAGGAGGCGGGGGAAGGTCCGGCTCTTCTGCCTCTTTTTTAGGCACTTCCGGGGTTGGGGGTGAAACCTTTTCCGGGGCTGGGGTCTGCTCTTTTGTGGGGAAGGTCTGCTTCTGCCCGAAAAGGTCGGGTTGGTCTCCGAGATTTGGGGAAACCCCTGGTTCCAGGGGTGTTTCTTTAGGGGATAATCCCTCTCCCGTAGGTCCCGGACGAGGGGGTAAACGCCCCTCCCGTAGAGCCTCCGGGAGCGCAGGAGGCACTTTCTCTCCTGGGGGCTTGGTCTTACCCTTCCCCCCCATAAGTCCCATCCCAGCCCCGATTACGGCGGAAGGGATGCCTTCTTTGAAAGCCGGTCCAGCCGGGAGTCCTTGACGTAGATTCTCGATCACGTTCTGGCCGCCAAAGGTCGCCGCCATTCCAGCGGCCCGCTTCAGCCTACCAAGGGGATGCAGAGCTTCCAAAATGCCACCTGTGGCCGCTCCTTCCAGTCCTCTCTCCAGGGCCTTCTTTCCCCCTTCGGGAGACGCCTGCAGGGCCTCCACGCCCCCGAATCCGGCGATGTTACCGATTGCCCGGGCTGTTCTTGCTCCCACCCCCAGGGCTTTCAAAGGGGCGGTCACCGCGGCCGAGGGGCCAAGATAGGTCGGGATGGTGGGGAGAGCCTGGCCAGCTCCATAGGCGATCTTGTGGGGGATATCCAACCCGGGAACTTCCTCTTGGGGTAGGAAGGTATTCTTCAGGACCTTTTCGGCTTTGCGCATGGTCGGGGCAGGCCTTCCCGCCAGCTCGGAAAGATCGGCGCCGAGCTCGGGGATCATCCCCACCCCGTGCATGAATCCGGCCCCTGCCGTGCGAAGGTAGCCGGGTTGGGAGGTGGTCCCCCCGCCGGATGTGCGGGGGTCGGAATCAACATGCTCCCATCCACCTTCTGTTTGCCGGGGGTCGGAATCGACATGCTCCCAAGAGGTCGCCATTGTCTGCCTCCCTACTGTTGAACCTTTCTGCGCTGGAATCCACCTTGCGGGTCGCGCCGGTACTCATAGCCACCATGGACAAACGGCTGGTTTTCTCCCTCCATTTTTTTGAGGTACTCCCGATACGGCTGCGCGATCTGCTCTGGAATCTGCCCGCCGTCGGCCCTTCTCACGATTTCTTGAGCCGCTCCGGGCATGTCGATGGACTTGTTCCCCTGGATGTCTGTCGTCATATACCGCTGCTCGATCTGCCCCATGGTCATCTGTAGAATTTGCATCTCTCTCCACGAATCCCTGCTCTGTTTACCCTCCATCATGGTTGCCATCCGCATTTTGGTTTGCTCCACGAGGCCCAGCCAATGAAGCTGATTGGCTTGCGCCTGGAGGCCGGCCTTGCGGTATTCGTCGGCCCTGGAGAGGAAATTATTCACTGTCCCCTCCATCTCTTTCATCGAGCGGCCCTCCCCGGACGTTGCTCCCATGGGGGTCATGAGCATTCCGCCGCCCCACGGCCCACCTGCTTCTGACATTCTGGCAATCTGCCTATCATGGGGTCCCGGGGGTATCCCTGTCCCTCCTTCACCTTCTCTCATCGTCCCAAGGTCTTTGGGAGCGAACCATTGGGAATAAGCCTTGTTGCCCTTGATCACCTGGACGGTGCGCCCTCCGGAGGGTAAATCTTCGGAAGGGACGATCCCGCCCTGGTAGGATGCCCGGTTGAATTGCTCTCCGAATCTGTCCGGAGGATCGGGGATGTCCTGCAGGTGACTAAGAACGTCCCCTTCGGGATTACCCGCCGGTCCTCTCACGGCGAGAGATGTTGACCCTCCCCCGCGTCCCCCCAGGTAGGGTGCTGGAGTCTTGGCCGGGGGGTTGGGTGATGCCGCCCCATGCGAAGGAGCAAGGTCCGAACCTGAATCTTTCGGCTGTGGTGCGGGGGGCAAGAAACCCCGTATCGGAGCCATCAATCCTTCCCCGATCGCCTTTACCCCTCCCCAGGGGTCTCCTCCGGTACGGGTCGGGGCCGCTGGTGTTTCCGGGAGCATACCGGTCCGATGAGGATTCAGTCTTTGTCTCCAGGTGGGTTGCACCGGATCCACTTCTCCGCCTTCCGCCCTGGCAAACATCGGAGTGGTCGGAAATACATAAGGGGGACGCTCAACCGGATAGACAGAACCCCCTTCCTTCATGGGGAACACAGGGAAGGACGAACTTCCACCCCCGGCGAAGCTCGGGGCCACCGGTCCCCCAAACTGCCGCGAAGAATAATTCCACATCCCTTCCGAGGAGTAGGGGTCAACGGCAAAAGTAGGAATTGGAGGTTTGCGGGCGCTATCATCTGACCCCGGCTGGAATGGCGAAGGAGGGAGTGCACGCCGTTCAAACCCGAAAGGGCTGATCGAAGATCCGCTGAAAGGCGTGGGGCCTTTTCGCTCCCATGAGAAGGGGGATAGTGGAGACCCAGAAAAACCCGTATCCGGGGGAGCGGGAGCCGCCGGTGCGCCTCCTTGATCCGGGAGAGATGGAGAAACCGGTCCTCCTTCCTGCCTGGGAGCCATGGGAAGGCCTCCCCCTGCTTGATTCGCCTGATTGGGTATAACTTCACCCGGAGCCGTCGGAAAGTAGTACCCAGGGGCCGTTACGGTCTCAGGATTGCCATCTTCGGCCACGGTGTAGCCGTGAGAGGGGGCCATACCCCCTCCCTCCGGTGATGGCGGCCCGCCGGGGTTCCTGCCGGGAGGGGCCGAGGGGGGCAAACCCCCTCCTTCTCCCCCTTGGGGGATGCCGAGAGCTTTTCTTCCCAGGTCCACAAGAAACTGCGCCACATATTCCGGGACCGAACTGAGCTGCCCCATGCTGATCGATTCAGCCGGCTTGGGGGATGGCATAGGTCCGGATCCGGAAGGCGGGGGTCCAGGGGGACCCCCTCTTTGTGGTAGGCCTGGGGGCCCTGCCTGGCCTGCAGGACCACCAGGAGGGGCCGGTGGTAAGGCGGCCCCGGGGGATGAAAAAGGACCCGAAGGGGTGCTGGTCTCCCCCATTCCCGGGGGAACACCGGCGCCCTGGAGCATCTGCCGGGCATGACTTTGAGCCCTGGAAACCAACTCCGGATGAATATATCCGCTTGCCATAAGAAGCCCCCTTATCCTCCCTGATTGATGTTAATTCGCGTTTCTACGGATGCGGACACACTTTCGCTTTCGCTGATGCTGGTTGACACGGAAGCGCCCAGATTTTCGTTAGCTGAAACGTGGGCCCCAAGACTCACGTTCAGGTTCATCATGGCGATTGCCGATGCCGCCAGCCGGGCATGAGCTTCGACAAAGGCCACCCCCTTGCCGTGCAATAGCTTTGCCGCCTCAATCGCAGCCTGGAGGACAACCTGGGCTTTCTGGATGGATACGGATGCCCGGGTCTTGGCCGCTTCCAGGGAACGGGTCTGGAGGGCATCGTAGAGTTTGGACATCATGTTTTCGATCTCCAGGGCCTTCGTCCATGCGAACTGCTTCCCCTGCCAGTAGAGGTCGGCCCTCTTCAGGGAGATGTCTCGGTTCACGCTGGAAATCTTTTGAGCTGAGGCCTCCACCGTCCGCTCAATCGCCTTATTGAGGACTCCGGGAGGTACGGGGAACCCGCTCACGGCGAACTGCCGCTTGACCTCTTCCGTGCCCGCTTGCGCGTTCACCTGCTCCCGGTCCCTCTCCCGGTTCCACAGGTCGGCTTCATCCTGGGGTTCCAGGCCGTACACCCCGTTCTCGATCTCATCGGCCACCTTTGCGGCCACCTGGCTTTCCAAAGCGGAGGAATAGAGGGTATCGGTCGGAGCGGTGAAGTCCTCCATCGCCGGGACGGTGATCGTCGGATCTTCGATCGTCCCAAGAAGGCCGAGGAGTTGGTTCACCAGGGACAGGGATTGATTGATGATGGTGTAGGCGTCCTGCTCCATCGTGTCCCATTCGGGCTGGAACGATTTGGTTATGGCATCGACATTGAATCCTCCCAGGCTGACGGTGCTCATCTTAACCCTCCCTCTTGCCCCAGTTCTTATCAGGGGCTATAAAAAGTAATGGTTTTATCCTCTTCTTTTTCATATTGGCAACCCCGGATTATCTCGGAGGCGGTTCCCACGACCGGAATGGTACAGCCGGGGGAGAACTCAGGAATGTTAATCAGCAATGGATACCAGGGGGTTTTATAAAGAATCCCCTTCCAGATGCAGCCATACATGATTGCCCGATCGAGCCAATCAACGTCAGGCCCCAGACCCCTTTGAAGGCTGAATACATAGAAGGGCTTCCACTGAGAAGCACCTTTGGGAAATCCATAAACCCCCCCATCCCCGAAATCCATCGGATAAAGAGAAAAGTCCGCTGCCGTCCCGGGATACTGCGCCGTGCTGTAAAAAGTCCACCGTCCGTCCTGGTTCCAGAGATAAAAAATTTTATCTTGTTGAGCTTCGGGAACGGAATGGTTTCCCGAGTCATCCAAATAGGTGTTGACCCCCCTGGCGCACGCCGTGGCGTATTCGGCCAGGAAGAGTTCCGGCCGAGTCGGGCAGGCAAACCCCTTCCCGTCCAGAAAGTTTCCGGAGTAGGTATCCTCGATGCCCGTTATCTTGTCAATGAAATACCAGGTTTCTGAACTCGGCCACCATTCCCAATATCCCTTCCCATAGCTTTTGGCATAATGGTAATAAACTGACTGCAGGAGAACCCTATCGCCGGGGTAATTCGTTCCGCCCCCCGCTATGTCCTGAAAAAGCGCCCAATTATAAGTGGTCGTCGCCGTGGTCGAATGTTCCGTCCACGTTCCCGGGGGAGGGATATTTCCATCGCCAACGGTGTGCGCCGGATGAAAAAGTCTTCCCGTGGGGGGAACCCATATCTCTTCGCCTTCCTGCGTGATGGGGTCTCCGATCTGTTTAGCGTTAATCGCTGAGACGCTATCCAGGATCAGTTCTTTGGCCGTGTATTGAGTGTTCCCCTGCATCCAAACCGAGCTGATAGGGGACGTCTGATCATTTTCTGGTTTAACCTTACTGAAGTGTTGCACATCACAGAGAGACTTGCCCGACTCATCCTTAAAAATCTTCCCGTCGATATCCCAACCGAGATTCCCGGTTTTGAGATCAACCACCCAGATTGCGGGAATGGGGAGGAGCTCATTCCACCCCTGGAGATGGGGTACTTCTCCGGGGCTTGGAGGAGGAGCCACGGGCACCTGGATCAATATTCTCGGGTTGTCCGGGTCCAGCTTGTCCAGATAAATTTGAGTTCCATCGGGCAGGAGCAGAGCCTTCCTGGGGCCTTGCATATTGATGAGCTTCCGCACAGACCACCCAAGATGAGCAAGAGCCTCTTCTGAAGGCTCTCCCGCGGAATCGATGGCTCTAAATCGAAGCCTTTCGTGGATGTCTTCTCTGTGTGGATCCCTTACCCAGGGATCATCATCTTTGGAAGCCATCTATCCCCTTGCTCTCCTGGAAAGAATGTCCACTTCCATCGAAACCTGCGTGAGGGCCAGGTCCGACCCCTTCAGGTTTTTGATGTTGAAGCCCAGATACCTCCCCACCAGCCCCTTGCCGGGCTCGACCTTGTAGGTCCGGAGCGCCGTTGAGGCGGAGTTGTTTTCGAGGTAGAGCTGTGATTGCTGATCCACTATGACCTTGATCGAGAAATCCCCGTCGGAGTAAAGGTTCAGAAATATTCCCACGGGACGTTTTTCCTGCCCCGAATTGAAGCCCATGCCGGTCTTTTCGATCTCCAGGTTGATTTCTTCGCCGTTGTCATCGTTCCCGTAGAGCTGATGAATACCGTTTGCATCGGCCCCCAGGTAGACATCCCCCATGGCGCAATAGGAATTGAAATTGAAATTCTCGTACTCGCTCATGGCAAAATTCAGGATGTTCATGACGGCGACATAATCGACGGCAAATTGAACCTGCCCGCTCGCCTCCATAATGAAGAAGGGGAAGGACAGTTCGGCAGTCCCCGCGCTTTCATCGGCATAAAGCGTGAAGAAGGGAAGGGTGAGGGCTGCCGTCCCCACCCCTCCCTTGATGCCCGTAGCGGAAAGCTCGAAATATTGAGTTGCTCCCGCGAGAACTCCAGCATTGCCAACGAGACCTGTCGCGCTCAATGCGAAGGTGATGTCCGCCTTGAAATCCCCGGAACTACGCTGCTCTCCTTCGCCATCCATAAGGAAATACGGAAAGCTCCCCGAGAAGTCGCCATTGTTGCTGTCCCCGGTCCCCTCTCCGTCGAGGGTGAGCTGATAAAGCGAACCCGCGAAGGTCCCGCTGTAAGTGGTAGCCATGGGAGCTCCTCCTTACGCTGTCGGAATGGTGATGGTGAATGACGTGAGGACCTGGATCGAACCCAAGGCCCAGCTCACGCCGGTAGCGAAGTTGAATTCCGCGCCCGAGGTTGCCACGGCTCCATCGACCCGTTCATCGGTCGAGTTCGTGGTCCCGAGGTCTCCGGCCGATCGCAGCCGTCCCCACCCCGCGGTCCCGGCGTTTCCACAGGTCCCGCTCCAGGTCTCCGTGCTCGCTTTGGAAATAACCCCGCCGGTGGCATCGTCAAAGGTGACTCCCGCGCTGGCATTTGAGATTGTCGCCAGGAGGGTCCCCGAAGGAGCCGTGTTGGCAGAGGCGGGCTGGATGCCGGTGTAGATGTCAACGAACCCCAGGTTGAAAATCTGCTGCAGGGTGTGGGCGTAATCGACCAGAGAAACCGAGTCGAAGAAGGAGGTCTCCGCCGCGGTCGCATCGGTGCTCTGAAGCGTGATCCGGGTGGTCGTCGCCGTGGCGATAAAATAGACCGTGTACTTCGCCCAGGCCGCGTCCGCGATGGTTCCGGAAGAGTAAATGGAATTGTAGCTTCCCGTTGTCCCGATGAAGAAGGCCCCCGCGTCTGCCGTCCCCTTCTTGAAATAGAGGACGAGCTTGTAAAGCCTTCCGATGATCGTTGTGACATCCTGGTAGGCCTGCCCCGGATTGGAGCTTCCGGTTTCCGCGATGGATAGGCAGTTTCCCGACTGCCCTGATCCGGCGCTGGACAGGGTGGCATTGGAGGCCGTCCACCCCGTGTAGTCGGTCGTAAACCCACCGTTGGTGATCATCTCCGTGTTGATGCCCAGCATTTTGTTCCTGATCCCGGTGCTCAAACGAATAGCCATTTTACTACCTCCTTTTTATTATGATGAGCTCGAAGAGCTGCTACTGGATGAACTGGAACGGCTTGAACTGGAGGAGCTGGACGAGCTCCCCCCTGACTGCTTCAAGCCAATGATCAGCTGGTTAAGACCCATCTCCTCCCTCAAAAGAGCCGTCCCGGACACAGACTCCGGGGGCATCCATTTACTCCAGGTCAGATTTTGCAGATGGCCGCCGTCGAGTCCCATGTGAACCCCGTCGCTCGCCAGCCACATATACCCCCAGATCTTTTCCTGTCCTTGCGAGAGGTCGATGATGGTCTGCGTCCCCTCGATCGCCCCCCAGATCGTTTTGACGATCCTCTTGCTCGGCTTATCGGGGTCCTCCATCTGCCAGAAGATCGTTTCCTTCTTTGTGGAAATCCATATCCCGTCCCGCACGGGAGCCAGAAGGGTAATCCGGCCATCGAAGGGGATGTAGTTGTGAGCCAGGTTCGTCAGCTCGTAGGAGTAGGGCTCCGTGTACCAGAGGACATCGTTCGAGGCGATGTAGATCCTGCCGTTGTAATACTTGATGATATGGCCGGGACCGGGAGGATTCAGGAATTGAGTGATCAGCGGTACGTTGAACGACTTCGTATCTCCTCCGTAAATAGCTTCAGTGGTGCCGTTGGGAACGCTCATTGCGCGGTAGAGCCTCTCGCCATTGGGCGTGGAAAGGTAGATGTTCACCCAAGCAACCAAAGGATCGGGGGATGGCTGGATTCCCGTGATGTAAACCCCTCCCCTGGTTGTGAGGGTGATCTGTACCGACCCCAGGGCACCGCTTTCCTGCCCGTCCGTTTTCATGTAGGTCATCGCGCACCGGTAAATACCTGGCGGCATGGAGCCAGATACTCGCGCAATCAAGGGTTGGGGAGGAGTGCCAACCCCCCAGCCCCATGCCGTCAGGCCGTCGGTAATACCGGTGATCAGTTCATCCGAAAAATATATTTTGTCGAAAATCTTCTCGAAGGCCATTCTCTGATTAAGAGCCAGATCTCCCCGGAGCGTGGTAGCGGACATATCCGGATTCAGTCTCCGGAGATCTCTGTCTTCCCGGAAGAGGACCGGGCCCTTGTCGCTCCAGAGTGAATGAACATTCCCGGAGTAAATACTCTTGTATCCCTTCCGCCTTCGGGCATCCAGGTTCCGGTCGATGTCGATGTTCATGGCTTTCTGCAGCTCTCCCGGCTTGCAGCTCTCCGGCCGGTCCAGGATATTCAGGCCGGTGAAATCGTCGATGTTCTGCTCGCTGGTGCTCTTCGGCTTCAATTTTTTAACGTAGGCCATTAAATCCCCTCCTCCCTCACCTGGACCAGGACATCCCATTCCCTTTCGTAGTTCGGCAGCCCGGTCTTCGCAAAAATAACCCTTCCTTTCAAAAAGTAATCCAGGCCGTCCGTTCCCCCCTTCACCGTGACCTTCAGGAATTGGGAATCGTTCGTGGGAGATCCCTCGATCATGGTGGAGGACCGATCAACGCCCTCCGAATCCACCATGGAGAAGCTATAAGAACTCAGGGCGTAGCCGGCATAGGTCGGGTTATTTACAAGCCAGTCGTACCGGAAGCGAAGGGTTTTTTGGTCTGCCGGAGCCTTGGTATAGGGTACTTCATTCCAGGTCATGATCAGCCTCCGTCAATTTTTCCTGAGAGGGCCAATGGGCGCAATCGGCCTGAACTCTACTTTCCATGCCCCTGCTGTTGTCCCGTCTGAAAGCACAGAGCATGTTGAATCCGTGGATAAACAGTAATCGCTGGTCGTAGTGTCTGCCAGGACCGCTCTCACTTTTATGGTGAATCTCCCCGATCTCGGTCTGGGAATGACCAACTGCGTGTTCGAAGTCCCATAGGTATAGGTTTCTCCGGTATCCCGAACCAGGGTCACTTCATAGTGATCTATCGTATAGGAAACGGCATCCCAAGCGACCTGTGTTGTTCCCGGGGTGGCAACATAATTCACCTGCCCAAATAGAAAGCCTGGTAGGCTCGCCAGGATGAACACCAATATTCCCAAGTATTTTCTCATGCCTGCCCTCAGAAAGTCAAAGAACCCGTGGTTAAGAGCGATTCTACGCCGGTATCATCCACGCTGGTCACGGCAAAGTTGATTGTTCCGATCAGCGCGGGAGTGTGGGCCAGGGGGATCGTGCATTGAGTGACGATGCCGAGCTGGTCATACGGCGTATCATAGTCCGGAACGTCCGGGTCCGCAAGCGCCCGCACCCGGACGGCCACGATGTCAAGGTCGTCTTCGGGAAGATCCCATGAAAGGGTATACGTTAAAGTCGAAGCGGAAGAGCTTGAGCTGGAGCTCGAATACGAAGACGAAGAACTTGAGCTTGAAGATGAAAAGCTGGATGAGCTTGAACTCGATGAAGAGTTGGATTGCGAAGAAGAGCTCAAGGACATGGATGAGCTGGATAGTGAAGAGGAGCTCAAGGACAGGCTCGAAGAGCTGGAGCTAGAAACGGACGAGCTCGATGAACTCGACACGCTGGAACTCGAAGACGAGGATACGGATGACGAACTGGAAGAGCTGAAAGAGCTGGACTGAGATGATGAGCTCGAAGAGCTGAACGATCCGGAGCTTGAACTGGAACTGGAAAACGAATAATTCGCGTAGAGCTGGAAATACGGGAACGAAACATTGAAGGTCCCGAACCTTCTTTTCTTTATGGGGGGATCCGGTAATGGAAGCTCAAACTCATAGAATTTCTTCCACTCCTCCGCCCGTGCGGATGGAACGTGGTTCACCCCGGCGATAAAGTCTTCGACCTGATCGGGGATATGGGGGATGTGAAAATCAACCTGGGATGAGGACCAGGAAGATGAAGAAGAGCTGCTCGAACTCCATGAAGACGACGAAGAGGATGAGGACATCGAGGAGCTGCTACTCGAACTCGAAGAAAAAGACTGAGACGAGGAGCTGGAGGACGAACTCGAAAAGGAGGAGCTACTGCTCGAAAAGCTCGAACTCGAAGACGAGAACGACGAGCTTGAGCTTGAAGATGAGCTGGACAGCGAGGAACTGGAACTCGATGAAGACCTTGAGGATGAAGACGATCTGGACGAACTCGAAAACGAAGATGAGCTGAAACTCGAAGACGAGGAAAGGCTGGATGAGCTAGAGCTCGATGAAGACGAACGGCTGGAAGAAGAACTGGAAGATGAACTTGATACCGATGAACTGGAGGACCGCGATGAAGACGAAGAGCTGAAACTTGAACTGGAAAAAGAGGATGAAGACGAGCTTGAGAAGGAAGACGAACTCGACCGTGAACTGGAAGAAAAGCTCGAACTGGAAAAAGAGGATGACGAACTGGATAGGCTTGAGGATGATGAACTGGACGAAGCCCCGGCTTCATAGAGGGCCGCGATATCGGCATCCGATAGAATCCGGTTGTAAATGCGGACTTCATCGAGATCCCCGCGGGGAGCGCGGGCGATGGTGTAGTCATTACCTATCCTGAAGGTTGAGGTATTTCCAGATACCGATCCGGAGCCAATGGTGTCGCCGTCCAGGGCGGTGAGCAGAACGCCATCCGCATATAATTTGCAGACGCCGGTATCATAGGAATAGGCCAGGGCAAAATGGTGCCAGCCGGTGCTCAGATTCCCCAGGCTTTTGTAATGATCCCCATATACCGCGCTCCACCGGTCGAAATCCCCGACAAGATAAACCGGACCCCCATTATAGGTGCTCAAATACATCCGGTCGCCAGCCGTGCCCGCGCCGCTCTGACCCTTGGACATAAGCATTTGGATGGCGGTATCTCCCTGAGAGAGGAGATGGAACCAGCAGGCGAAAGTCATGTAGGTCAGGTTGTCGATCGCCGCATAGTGGGGAACGCCGAGGTTGTCGGTTGTCCCCAGATCCATCCTTACGGCGTTGCCAACCTTCCCCGTGACGGATTTATTCGTTGCTCCTTCATTCGAGGAGAAATTCGCGGTATTACCGTTTCCCAGACCGTCCGCCAGGGTAGCGCCATTGTTGGCCGGGCTGTCATCCAGGGGCCAGTAGCCGACGAGGCCCGTGGTGTAATCCGGGGGGCCGGTACTCGATGAGCTTGAAGATGAGAACGAGGAGGAAGAAGAACTCGACTTCGATGAACTGGAGGATGAAGCGGAAGAAACGCTTGAACTGCTTGAGCTGGAAGAGCTCGGGGCCTCGGTGTTGACCTCTATGGCATCGATTACCCGATGGTAGCAGGGGGAATATCCGTCGGGCTGGGGATAAACCAAAGTGTCGTCATCCGAGGTCTGTTTGATGGACGCCGTACCAGAGAAGGCGTAACTCCATCCCACTTTCGCTGGATTGAGAAAAGCGAAGTGAAAAGAATATCCCTTTGTCATATCAAAAACAAAAGGAATCCAGTCTGACCACTTATCAACGCCGGCGGAAACGGAGAACCCCGGGTTGCCGCCGTCGAAGGTAATGCGCGTGGGTGTGGCCGCAAAGTCCGGGGCGGTCCCCGTTTCTCCTATCGATGCGCCGCTGACCTCTACGGCAGTGAACGGTTCGGCCGGGAAGTGAACGCGAATTTGCAGTCCGCTGTATGCGAAGTCGGCGGGGTACAGACAGTTCCTAATATTATAGGGATTGGCTTGCTCCGTCTGGGCGGGAAGAGTGGTTGACCATGTGGTTTGGATGGACACGAGATTTCCTTAATTATTCTTTATTCTCTTCGCCGGATGATCCATTTTCTTTCTTCACGGCGGTTGCCACTCGGACCCCCCACGGGTAACTGGACATCAATGGACTCCGGCGCATTTCTTTTTCCTCAACTAATTTTCTGACAAGCTCTTTTAGAAGATGATTCTGATCAATCAAGTCTTTCTCGTATTCTGATCGCTGGTGTGCGGAGACCCAGCATCCGGAGTCGTCTGAATATCCAGGAGAAACAGAATCTCCATTTCCAGAGGACGGTATTCCTCTTTTGCCAGATTCCTGAGCTTCGTTAAAAGATCCTGATACTCGGAGAAGTCTAGGGTTATCAGCCCTTCTTGGGGTGGAATCGCTCCCTTCCTTGGTTTTCGGGGCTTTGTTTTCCGGGGCTCCTGGCTCCGGGAGCCTCGCACCCTGGTCATCAGGGCGCTGGAGCACTCCTGGCAGAGTCCTCGGCTTGCCCCATCTGTCCGGATAAGGGCGGGCTTGTCGGGGTGGTTTTTGCATCTCCAACCTCCTTCCGGGGGATTGTTTTTCCTTGAGGCTCTCATTCCCTTCCTCTCTTCCTCTAAGAATCGAGGTTTTTAAGCCAGTCCCTTACGCCGCCATCCTGATAATTCTTGAGGTCGAAGGTCTGAATCTTCTCGTGAGTGAATCTCTCCACAGGAATCTCTCTCTGTAGGAAAGCAATCCGCTCATGCGGCATCGTTGCCATCGCACAATGGAAGTTTCCGGAGACCACCCCGATGAAGGCCCCGCAGGCCCCCAGGAGTCCCAGAAGGGTCGATACCCGCGGCGTGACCCGGCGAACCGAGCAGTCCACGAAATCGAATTTCTGGTTTACGGGATTATGGAAGATGTGCTCAAAATGTGACTCTATAGGAATCCATCCAGCCGCGAGGATCTCGGACCATATCTTTTTGGCAACGTCCTCCGGGCAATTTGCCAGATCAGGCAAGCACGTTATGTTCCAATGGACCGCGCACAGCTTACTCGGGAACTTCGGAAGAGGCTTGTACTCGATAGCCGGTGGAGAAATGCCCAATTCCTCCTTGCAGCACAGCTCCGCCTTGGTGAGGCCGGGGACCTCCACCGGGAAGTGGATCAGAGCCGTCAGGTCGTATCCCTCCTCGATGTTTTTGAGGTCCCCGAGAAGAATGGCTTCAGGGTAAATCGTCTCTTCATCCAGCCCTTTGCAAAACCCCAGGTCAAAATGGATGCCGGGGTATAATTCCTTCAGCTTATCGAAAAGGGGCAGGAACATCACTTGATCCCCCAGGCCGTGCCAACTAACGATGAGGACCTTTTTGAAGGTCCCCTCGTCCAGATAGGCAGCCAGCTTCTTTTCTTGCTTCCCCGGTTCTATGATCATTTTTCGAAACCCCTTCTATAAATTTATGGCACAAACAATATTCTCTTGGCTGTGAGTATGAATTATGCCACCAACACATTCCCTTGCTATTATTGTGCATTTCTTTTCCGTGCCCACACTCTGCACATTTTTCTTGCTTCCCGGGTTCTATTATCATCTTCGCACCGCCCATGCTGTTCCTTTGCCAGCCTCATCCCGATACCAGGAGAACTCATTTAGGTGCTTATCTTGGAAAGCATTGAGAGCTGGTTTCAGGTCAAATCCATCTGATTGCACGGTAGCCGAAATATCGTCCACGAGGAGTACTCCTCCTGTGGCCAGAAGATCGACCACGTTTTCCAGGTCTTCCGTGAGAACCTCAACCGAGTGGCCCCCATCGCACAAGATGTAATCGAACAGGTCGGTATTCCCCTGCTTGAAGGCGGGGACGGTCTTCCTGGAATCACCAATGTAGAACTCAACGAACCCCGTGGGGATGGCCAGGTGCTCAAGGTGCTTCCTCACCAGATCCGGGCATGAGAGGCCATCATCGAACAGATCGAACAGGCAGACTCGGAGGCCGCTGAAGTCCTGGTAAGCGGAAAGAAGGGCCGCGATGGAGAGTCCCGTTCGGGTTCCTATTTCCATGATCCTCATCGGATGATGAGTAGCTCCCCATTGGAAGGCTAGTGCGTGAATATCGAAGAAATTATCGCCCCATTTTTTGTAGTGAGTCTGATAATTAAGGACGTAGGTGTCACGGGGAGTGACTTTATTTAATACCCGCAGGTTGTGAAAGACCATGGCCGTGAGCAGTTTTTTATCCATCGATCTTCACCTTGTACTCGGCCATCTTCTTCACATAGTCCACGAGGAAGGCCAGGCAGTTCCGAGCCAGGGCCTTGCAGGTTTCCGAGCCGTTCAGCTCCCGGTCGATCATCTTGAGCTGTCCGTCAAGCTGCCATCCCTGCCACACGGAACTTAAAAATTGTCCGTGAAGAACGAACAGCTCCTCCCCGTTCACCGTCCACAGGTTCCCGTGCATCTCGCAGACGTGGGAGCAGGGCTTGAGCAGGGTCTCATGGAGGCCGGACCAGGTGGCTTCGGCCAGGGCGATGACCCTGTTCTGGTATCCGAATTTCATAATGGATAGATTTACCGAATCCATGTCGGGGCCGCGGAATCGCCGCTCAGGAGGATAGTCCGCAAAGATCTTCCAGGAGAAGACAAAGGCATCCGAAAACTTCGGAGAGTAAAAAAGAGGAGAGCAGCAGATGTCCTTTTCGTTCCAGGTCTTCGGTAGAATATGCTTTCCATCTACTTTGTGGTGCTCCTCAAATCCCTCTCCGTATGTCCTCTTTTGCTCCAATCCACAGCCGATTATCACATCCGCCTTATCCGCAATTTCAAACCAGATATCCAAATTGCGAATGATGCAGGAATCGGCGTCCAGGACACAGATCGCATCGTACTCCACGTCCAGGAGGGCGTAGCGGTAGCGCATGAGCACTTCGCCCTCACCGAGCGCCTGCATCTCTGGGATACCCGAAACCTCGTGGACGATGACCCGGTATCCGAGTTGATCGAGCTTGGCCAGGTACTTCGCCGGCAGGGCCCAAGAGATCAGGTGAACGTCCTGCTTGTTCCCCACCTTCTCCAGGCTGTTCAGAAGGACGTTCAGCGGGGGCAGGTACTTCTCGTTCGCCGCCACGACGAAGGCGTATTTACTCTTCATACTCTCGCCACCAGCACCAGTCGTCTCCTTGTTTGACATCACCAATCTCCTCCTCCACGGCTTTCTTTGTATCGTCGAGCTGCCAGTCATGGCCGCCCATAATCGCCCGCTTCTTGAGTTTTCCTTTCCAGAAGCGCATATCTCTCTTTTGCTGTTCGTATCTATGGTCCCCATCCACCCAAACGAAGTCCAGGGGTTCCCGGACCGCTTCCAGGGCATCATCCGAAGTCATCCGGAGGACGATGCACCTTCCTTCGTCTATGAAGCTCTGAAGCCGCTTGACGGCCTCCAGGTAGTTCGCATCATGGTACGGCTGGGGCTCTTCCGCTTCATACAGATGCCCGGTAAAGTGCTTCCATGGGTCGATGCAGTACAGCTTCAGTTTCGGCATCCGGGCCAGCATGGAGTAGCTTCCGGAGGCCCCTTGGATTCCGATCTCGGCCCCCACAACGGGAACATCCCCAAAGAAGGGGATCAAGATTCGCTCAGGGAGGAAGATGTTCTGGTTCATTCCGGGGGTCCTTGCACGAGGTAGTCCACGTCCTCGATATTTGCTCTCAACTTCACTTTCCAGGTTTCGTTGAAAAGCCGATACATCCCGAAGGCCACACGGGTATTCTCCGCCAGCATACTCTTGAGGGGGTCTTTCGCGTCGGGGTGCTCCGTAACCCCTTTTATGAACCCCTTCGAATACCAGCAGCCATGCAGCATTTTAAGGCGCAGGTTCTCAGGGAGGTTGAGAAGGTAGGTCTTGCCATTACTCATCTTGATATCTCTCACTGGAGAGGTCAGGAAGGCGTGTTCCAGCCATTCTATGTCGTTCAGGAGAACCACCCGGTCCTTTTTCTTTAGGTAGTGGACCGCGTACCCCAGGGCTCTCATTTCATGGAATTCCGGGGTTTCGAAGATGATCTTCTTGAGGATGTAGTCCACCACGTCGGCCCACTTCAGGGGTTCCCAAAGCCAGGGGGAAGGCCAGATCGGGAAGACCGTGGGGGATACCGCCGGGTCAAAGTTCTCCAGGAAGGTTCCATGGAAGGAGTGCCACGCGGTGACCAGGAGGCCGGTCCCCTCCACCATCTTGAACCAAGGGGTCAGGTCCTCGAGTAAAAGGCAATCCGCCTGGATAACCCCCGTTACTTTGTACCGGTCCTTCAGCATGAAGGGGTAATAGACGAACCCGAAGACCACGGGCCAGTCTTGGGCTTGCCAGTATTTCCAGTCCTTGAACTCTTGCGGGACCGTCTGGATCATCTCTTCGATATCAACCAGCTCCAGGCGGTAATTGAGATCGGCCTCCTGAATCTTCTGGATCCACCAGGCGGGCATTCCCCGATGAACCAGGTGAAGATCTATTTTGCTCCCGTGGTAATCGAGGGCGTTGATGACTGCGTTGGTCCCGGGCAGGTATCTCGTCCCGCAGCAGAAGAGGGTGAAGGCAAAGTCTGATTTGGGCTTACCGTTTGTCCACATGGTTCACCGCATCCTCGTAAGGTTCAGCCGGCCGCCCTGGTAGTACATTTTCACGGCATCCACGATCGTGTTGGGTTGGATCAGAGTGAAGCAGTGTGGAGTGCCGTAGACCAGATCATCACAGGACCCCTTCACGCCGCCTTTCCAACATCCATCCCACATGCAGCACTTCAGGGCGCCGTTCGTGTAGATGTACCTCCCATGGGGATAGATATGCCACCGGACCCCTTCCTTCCCGGCCGCCAGGACAACGTGGGGCTGTTCAAAGGCCGCGCTGATTACGAATTGGAGGGAAAGAGGGCCGATGCTTCCATGGGACCACCAGGCGAGCCGGATGAGTTGGCGGAGGTCGGTCTTCCCCACCAGATTGTAAACTCCGTCGAGGACGTGGTGCAGGTGGCCAAGGTGGCCGATCTGAACGAGGCGGATGGCCCCCCCGAAGTAATCGTTGAACCGATCCACCACTTCCTGCCAACGGTGATACTGCTTCAGCTCATTATCCTGTTTTCTTCCAGCGTTGATGAGCCAGAATCCCCCGGTCCAGCCGAATTCTACTTCCACCTGGTTTATCCAGTGGGCCTCTTCATCGGAGACGTAAAGCTCGGGCCGGATTCCGGTCTTCTTGATCTTGACGCCCAGCTTCTTTTCGATGTCATGTCTGAAGGCATCCGTAAAGTGGTGCCCCCTCCACCCGCTCTCGTGGATCTCATCGTAGGAGATATCAAACTTCTCAACGTCGGGGTCTTTGTCGTCCAGGGGGGTGAGACGGGGGTTATGCTCCCAGATTTCGGGGCAGGGGCTTCGCACGTCGATCTGATAGTCCGGGTAAGACTCTTTCAGGTCTCCCACGGCCCGGGTCATGGTCAGGATGTCTCCGGGAGATTGACGTTGAGAGAGGATTATCTTTCGGCTCATTTAACCCCCGAAGAGGAAAGAGTGGATGTCTTTCCTGGGAGGACATTCTGGAGTACCACTTCTCATAGCGGCAAAACCATAGTTTGCAAAGAGAGAGCGAATTGATTTTTGGGTGAAGTAATGCAGATGCTCCCCGGGCTTAAAATGTTTAGACTCCATAAGCTCGCCCTCTATAATAGGAACGGATACGGCTACGTTTCTGGCAAGAGCGAGGATAGGTTCGATCATTCTAAAGTCCGGTAGATGTTCCAAAACATCCCAAAAGCAAACCACGTCATACATCATCAGTTTTATTCCCGTCTGCGGGAAGTTCCCGATATCGTAGGTGTATACCTCCACCCCAGAAGGACGGTAGGCTCTGAACCACCCCACCCCCGATCCATAGTCCAGAACGGTTTTGGGGTGTACGAAATCAACCCAATTCCATCGAAGCCGACAAATCTCTTCCGCTGTTGCGCTGTTCTGCCGGAGCATCTTCTCAAAGTACTCCAGGTCGTACTCCATTTCCTCCTCCTCTACTTGTTTTATAGTGACCCGAAATCGGGCCGGGCGACAACTTCAGACCATCTCAGGTTGTCTTTGGCTGCTCGTGCTTTGAGCTTGTTATGCTCGAATATTTCCCCATGCTCCATGGAGGCCTTGGGGTCCAGGGTGTCCGCATCTTTCTTCAGGTAGGCCTCCCGCATGATCCCGTCCACCAATTTGATGTGATCCTCCGTGCGCATCTCCGGGCTCTGGGTATCCATGCCGGTAGCCGTTAAGGCTGCTCCCAGGCGGGTCACGGTCAGATAAAGGGTGTCGATCACCTTTCGGATGACTCCGGCCGAGGCGGTCTCGTCGGTGATGTCTTCCAGGACCGTGAAGGAATCGGCGGTCGCAGTGACCACCGTGAAGGTCGCGGGGATGATATCGGTCCCGTTTGAAGTCGTCCCGGAGATCACAACCTCATCGCCGGCAGAAAGGGTGCCGGAGAACTTCGCGCCCGTCTGTGAGATGCTGTTGTCGGAAGCGGTGAAGACGAAGGCTTTGGAAAAGTACCCCAGGGAAGGATCGGGAAATCTCACCACCCGGATTTTCCCGGAATCATAATCCGGGACCATGTATTCGACCGTCCCCGTGGCATACTTCCAATCCAAAATGAATTGGCTCAGCCAGATATCGCTCTTCACCTTCACGTCTTTCTTGGCCGTGAAAAGTCGCCCATAGCGGACTTCCGTTATTTGGGGGTGAAGGGCGTAGGTGGGCTGATTGCAGAGGATGGGAATTTGGATGATTGCAGGAGTGGAATCGTCAAGGATGCAACCGGACTCCTTGACCCACTCGTTATATGCCTGATTCAGATAAAGCAAAAGCTCCCAGGATTCCCAGAGGAAGGGAGCTTTCGTGTCTTGAAGCCTTTCCCTTGAGAGGGAAAGGATATCGCTCGTAATCATGGCGTCCCCCTAAACAGGGGGAGCCCGGATAGGCCCCCCCCTTTTTTTATCGTGTTAGAGCTTCCCTGCTTATGTCCCGCTGCTCGAAGAGCTGCTGCTCCGAGAAGAAGAGCTGCTGCTGATAGAGCTTGAGCTGGAGCTGAACGAGCTGGAACTCGACACGCTGGAGGACGAAGAACTGCTGCTCATGGAACTGGAAGAGCTGCTCCGGGAACTGGAACTCGAGGAGCTGCTCTCAAGGATCTGCCCAAACTGACAGGAGGTTGAATTACCGATATTGAAGGAGAACTGCCCGGTATCCGTACAGATATACAGGCATCCGGTGGCGTACCCGGCCTTATTGACCGGCATGTTCGCATAGGTCCCCATAGCCAAAAGGACATGGTGCTTTTGCGTTTGGATAAGGCGCCATACATTGCCACTCTCCATGTCCTTCGAACCTTCGAGGGTCAAAACTCCTACTGACCAGTCTTGTCTCCGTGATGGCATTTTATCTCCTTTCCCGCCTTTTTAACGAGTTGGCCTTCTCGAAAAAAGGAGAAAGGGGGGCCTGTGCCCCCCAGGGTTGTTGATCTTTACTTCCAGGTGGTCGGTGCCGCTGTCGCCAGGTCCGGAACGATGAAGGTCGTGGCTTCCACGAACACATCGAAGATGGCCGTGGTGACACCGGCGGTCCCGAAGGTGACCTTGAGGTAATCGGCGGCATTGTAGCTTTTCCCGAAGGTCAGCCCGTTCACGTCGCTGTTAAGGGTCATCTTCTGGGTTTTGGCGGTCGGACCCAGGGTGAAGGAAGCCAGCCAATAGGCCGGCCCGTCGCTGTCTCCGATGGTGATGGTGGCGGTCGGAGCCGCATCCACCTTCCAGAGGTACACGCCCACGCATTTGATGTGCGTGAAAGCCGGGATGGTCCAGATCTTGATCGAGTCCCCAGCGGATCCGGTGAAGGACCCCGAGGGGAGGAAGGTGATCTGGTCAGCCATGTTGACGTGGAATCTCAGGACTCCACGAACCCCGGCGCCCTGGGAATATTCCGGAAGGTTCCCGACGAACCCCGGATACGCTGTGCAATCGTTTACAGTCGCCATGTTCTTATTGCCCCCTTTCCTTTAACTCAGGGTCGGCTGGGCGTAGACCATGCCGATCGCTGAGGGTTTGATCACTTTGCGGCCGAACACATGCAGACTCTTAATGAACCGACCGAAGGTGGTCTCGGGGTTGTCGATGTAATTCGTCTCCGTGAACTGAGAGGCGAAGGTCAACCCGTATTTGTGGCCAAAGAGGCAGTAGAAGCACAGCTTCCCGGTTGTGGTGTCCACCCCGGCCGTCCCCGGTCCCTTCGGGAGAAGGTTGGAGGCGTAGAGGGTGAAGTTGAGCAGCCGGCCCAGGCGTCCGCTTCGGAGGGTGCTGGTCGCGTCCCCCATCATCGAAGCGTCTTTGATGTCGGAGGTCTTGAGCAGCATGGCCATGACTCTCGGCATGACGAAGAACCACTCATCATCGTCCGGGACGTTCTGCTCGCCCAGGACCGCTTCGCACATGGCCAGCAATTTGATGATGTTCGAAGTGGTGACTTCGTAGGGCGCACCCACGGTCCCCAGGTCGTACAGACCGGAGATGACTCCCGCGTTGGACCCGTAGTTGTTGGAATCGGGGAGAGCGGTGGAGTAGGGCGATTGGCCGCAGAAGTAGGCGAGAACATCGGTGTCGATCTTAACCTTCTCGTTCTTCGTGGCGTTGTCCGCCCATTGGGACATCAGATTGATGTCGCTCTGGTACTTGTCGATGGAATCGATCCCGAAATAGAAGTGCGTGCATTGGTCGATGTACAGGGTCATCGCCGGGGATTCGATTCTGTCGGGGGGCTTTAACACCCCGCCTTTCTGGTATTCGTTGAGGTACACCGGCACGTCGCCCTCTGTGCGGATCTCCACTTGGGACCCCATACCCTTGATATCCGAAAATTCACTGTTATCGGCAGGCTCTTTATCCTGCCTTCTGTGTCTTTCAACACAGTCCAGACTATATCTTCTTTTTGCTTGACACCAAAATCGACTTCTGGTACCATACCTTTCATGCGTAGAACGGTGCCGATAGAAAAGGTGAGAAAACTTTCTGATTCCGGTTTGTGTGCTAAAGAAATCGCTGACAAACTCGGATTTAATCCGCACACTATTCACCGTATCGGCAGAGAACACGGCTTTGTCGTTGCTCGCTCCACGGTCGTTTCTTTCACAAAAGAATCGTTGGATAACGAGTACAGACGGTATAAGACCGTCCATGAAATCGCCCGCCGACATAATGTGAGTAACGCCACCATTCTTCGACACATGAAGATCCTTGGTATCAAATCCAACAGGAAGTTGGTTTCCTTCACCGAGGAGGAGTTGCAAAGGGAATACAGCCAAACTCGCTCTTCGTTGAAGATCTCTCGTAAATTTGGAGTGAGTAAAATCACCGTGCTTCGATGGATGAGAAAGTTCGGCATCGGGCGAAAGGTCAGGGTTGCCCCCGTAGAACAGGTTAGAGAACTTTCGCTGAAAGGTCTTTCTGCATCCGAAATCGCAGCCGAGATCGGATTTACGGCCAATTATATTTGTGAGCTTGGCAGAAGAGAGAACATTCTCATCCCGGACAAGTTCCATCCGGGATACGCCTTTAAACACAAATATATCATGGTCCGAAAGCCCGATCATCCTTTTGCGGATTGCAAAGGATACGTTATGGCGCATCGGCTTGTCATGGAAACGAAGCTCGGTAGGTATCTCACGCCCGACGAGGTTGTCCATCATATCAACGGAATCACTACGGATAACCGTCCTGAGAACTTGCAGGTGATGGACAGGTCCTCTCACTCCAAAATCCCCAAATTCCGGAGTCATTAAAGCAAAAAGTCCCGCGCTCGTGGAGATTTCTTCCGGTCTGGAATACTTTCTCTGGTCGTTGAACCTTCCACTCATTCCTGAGAGGCTTGGCTGCTGATAACCCATTGTTTCATCCGCCAACTTTTCAAGCTCTTGACGTACACCGTCACCGGTCCCGCTTTGGCATGGCGGCTTTAGGGTGTTCCAGCAATTCACGGGATTTAACGAGGGCGAAATCATTATTTTAAATCACCCTCGTAATTCGTGTTGGAGATATGGGTGAGGACGGTCGCGGCGTACCATCTTTTGACGAGCTGGGTGGACCACTTGGCGGGAACAAATTTGCTTAAACTGGTCGGCCCATAATCCGGATAGCCTACTGATCTGACAAACGATGTCGGCATGAACTACTCCTTTCTTTTATTCACTGGGCCCGGAATCCAATATTTTCCAGAGCTCGGCTTGGCGTTTGTCTGCTTCTTTATCTCTGCCTTCCCAGAGTCCCCGGCCAATCTCGCTGGCGAGCTTTTCCAGGTCCTCTTTGGCCTTCTTGACATCTTCCACTGTGATCTTTTTGGATCCAAGATCTTGCCTGTTGGCGGCCCCGCTTCCCGCGGGAGCGCCCAGGCGCCGTTCGAGCTTTTCTTTGTTGGGGGACGACTTGAGCTTGTCGGGGATAGGTGCTTTCGTGAAGGCGTCGAGGTACTTCAGAACTCTTCCGGCATTCAGCTTCTTGAACGCTTCGGTTAGAAAGTCATACCGGGTGTACCCGGACATTCCTTCCTCTTCGTTCAGAAACTCTCCAAATTTGGGGTCAACCCGGATCTGTTCGTAATTCGGGAATTTCTCAAAGATGGAGTTCCAGAAGATTTCCTCTCGGCTCATCCCGATAGACTTGGTGACTTCCCCTCTGAGGTTTTTGATTTCTTCCTCATGCTCGGTCTTGATCGTCCCGACGGTCTCTTCCATGGCGCCCAAGAGCTTCTCGTAGACTTCCGGTGTGAACTCGTCCTGGAGAGCCTTCATCTTGGGATTGTCCCGGAGAGACTTTTTCTGTTGGGGCTCAGGCTTCTTAGCCTGAAGCATCTGGATCTGCTCCCGCAGAAGATTGTTTTGCTCCACGAGGCCGTTGACCTGGGTTCGGAGGTCGGGGCCGCGCTCCTTATCGTACTTCCCTTTGAGCACGTTGAATTGGTGCTGGAGGTCTTCGAAGTCTTTCTTGGGGACGGTTTCCCCTACATGGGATTCCGCTTCCAGCCTTTGCCTTTCGGATTCCTCTTCTTCGGCCTTGAGATCCTCGACGGTCTTACCCGTCTTCTCGGCCTCAACTTCCAGGCGTTGCTTCTCGGCTTCTTCTTCGGCCTTCAGCTCCTCTTCGCTTTTCTCTCCTTCCTTCCGGTTCCAGTTCTTTTCGGTGTCCTCGACCTGCTGGCGAATCGGGCCGGGCAGGGGTAGAGCAAATCTTTCTTCTGTGCTTACGGGTGCGGGAGTTGCCATTTTCATTTCTCCTTTGGGAGCCGACTTTACGGTCTTCCCTTTTTTTATTTTTGCGAGCCTGCCCGGGGAGCCATTCGGTATTCCCCGCGGTCTTCGCTTATTTCAGGCCCCACTTTAGAGAATCTGGGGAGACCTGTCAACGAATTTATTATTCCCGGCCTGGTCAATGTCTCTCAATAATTGCCTTGCGTTGTCGATGGTATCGATGATCTGCACAAGCTGATAAGCCATGCCTCTCGAAACTCCGCTGTCGGGGATTTCGAGAGAAGGCTTGAGGCTGTCCTTGAGCCATTTCCGAATGGTGGGCCATGCATCCCCCCCTTCGGTGTTCAGCTTATTGAATGCGACCAAAACTTCGCGGGTTGGGTCGATCATCTTTTCTCCCTTAAAAAATCTTCTTCTGACGTGCGATGTCATAAACTCCGATTGATGGGCCAGGGGCCCCAGGCCACGGAGAAATGAGTCCGTCAAGGTCCGTCCATGTCCCCGTTCCCGCTGATCGTCCCGCCGCCTCCTCCCGTACCGCAGACCCATGTATTCGTGGAGGTCTGCCAGGTGGGCACTTGGCCATTGGTACATCCCGAAGGAAGCTGCCCCGGGTAAACGATAACCCCCGCTGCCCAAGCCGGGGATGCAGTGAACAGGAGCAGGGCCAAAATTAAGAATATCCCCTTTTTCATTTCTACCTCCCGCTCTGATAGAAAGCGTCTGGCCGGTAAACGATATCCACCGTCACGCTCCCGATCAGGCCGCTCACTCCATCAAGAACGACCGTGGCCGTTTCCTGCTCGACCAACGGGGCCTCTTCGGTCGGATAGATGGTGTAGTAATAAATCCCCGATCCGGACTTGACGAGGGCGCCTTGCGACATCAGCGCAATTCCGTCTTTGTTGTAAAGCGTCACGGTGGCCGAAGGGTTGTTCGTCCAGACGGGGATGCCGACGTAAAGGCAGATGACATCACCGAAAAACACTCCGGCGTTTTGACTGATCTTGAGCGAAGTAGCTGTTAGGCTGCTCGCCGTGAAAGGAAGAACGATGCGTGGCACCTGTTTGGCCATCTTACCCTCCTTGTTGTGCTGGCCCCGTCGGGGCTGTTCTCGTATCCACTCCCTGCGTCGGGTTGCCCGCGGCATCAAGCCGTTGTTCTCCCGGTGCGGGAGCGTGTTCCTTTTCCGCTCCCGGCAAAGGCTTCACCATATCCTCTTCCGGAATCAGCTTGTCAACGTCCAGGTGCATCCTTTTTGCCGTCTCCTGCTGGAGGTATCTCCGCCCCTGCATCCCCTGGATCTGAGCATCAATCGGGTTTGCGGTAGTCCGCATGAACTCCGTCAGGCGTATGGCCTCTTGCTCTTTTGCCATCACTATCTGAGATCCTCGGGCCACGATCTTCACGTCCCCGATATATTCAAGGGCATCGTCCAGATCGAAGTTGTCCCAATAGAGCGCCATGATCGAGGGCTGGATGATGTACTCGTCAAACTCCCCCATCACGTCCTCGATGCCCACGCTCGCCGTCCCCAGGAACATGGAGAGTCCGGAAGCCGTCGTCGTTGCCCCGCCGCCACTCCTCTCCCCATGGGCTGCTCCCATGACCCCCGACCCGGAATCGGTATCGTCCTTAAAGGACTTGAAAACCGTCAAAAGCTCTTGAGCATGCATTTCGGGCTGGTAGAATTCCAGGAGCTTCTGATCCCCTGTCTGAAAGAGCTTGCGGACGAAGGGCCAAATCTTCCAAGGAGTGATCTTCGTGGGAGGGGCGC